TTTTTCCGAGGGCTTTCTTTACCTTGGCAGAAACCTTCTTCACAAGAGGCTTTATCACCTTCAGGAGCAGATCAGCTAGGGGTTTGGCAAGTAGGGCAGATGAAGTCGCCACAACAGCAATCGTCGCAGTAGTAGTTACAATCTGAGGGCTAGGTAGATATTTTTCTGTAAAACCTACATCCTCATATAGAGTAATACATACAGTCTCATCTTTATTCCATTCATGTCCTGATACCTTTTCATTTCCACTTGTAGTGTAATCACCTACACGGAGATCACCAGGTCCAGGACATTCTTTGTCTTCAGTATCTTGTGGTAAAGTGGGTGCTCCTGGCGGTGTTGGAGCGTCTGGGGCATCTGGTGGAGTATTCTCTTGCGGTTCTTGCTCAGGTTCTTCAGGAACTACAGTAGTCCAAGTTAAACCACTATACTGATAATCAGGTGGTTCATAATAAGGCATACCACCATCACATAATACTACATTCTGTTTAGGGTCATCATTGACCAGCATTTTATTTTTTGATCTCTGCTTTAAATTCTCTTTATGAACTTTGACACATCCAGGCATATCCACAATGGGTTTACCTATCTGTACAACAACAGGAACTGTAGGGGGAACTGCTGTTGGTGGTTCATTCATCCATACACGATTATCTGCAATAGTTAAATTCCTTACGTTAGAACTTCTGACATTAAGAAATCGAACTCCTCTAATACCCACTCCTCTAATACCTACATTTGGTATTGATGGATTTTGCGTATTAATATAAGGAATCATTTCTCAATCCAATCAGGAACTTCTGCTCCTTCTAAATCCTCATAATCTTCACCTAACCAATTATCTCTAACCATTGCTGGATGAAGCACATCTCTAAAATAATCTCTATGCTCTTCTACCTGTGTAGAAGTCTTAGCAAAACCAAAATCAGTTGCTTCTACTAATCCCAATCCTGTAACAGCAACAGCAATCACAGCACCAGCACCAGCAACCCATTTTTCAAGATGACGAATCCTACTCTTCAATCTTTCATTCTCTTCTTGGGCAACTCTATCCACATCTTCTTTAAGATCTTTTAATTGTTGCTCCAACACAGCCATCCGACTGTTCTGTTGGGCATCAATCTTATTAATCACTTCATCAGACATATTTACCTCTGCGGTACGTTGTTTCTATAATCTACTTGTGGTTCTTTTGTCGTTGGAACCACAGGACCAGTTCTAGTAGGTACTAATTGTTGAATCCTTTGATCTATGTATGGAGCAAGTTCTGCCATCACTCTTTCGACTGTGGCATCCCTTCTTCTTTCTGGTCCTTTATTGACCTTATCCATTACCTGATTACCACCAACAACACTACTGGTTCCTACTGCCAGAACTGTTGCTCCTGTAACTAAAGTATCTTTAAGTTCCATATCTAATATTGATTATCATTTGTACGATCCCACTCATTCAATGCTTCAAGAATAGTTGCTTTAAGTTCTCTTTTTTTCTTTTTGCCAAGACCTATCCTAGAATCAATCTTAACTTTGACCCAATACAGTCCTATAATAAGTGCAAGAAAAGGAATAGCATCTGGCCAAGATATGTCATTATATGCTTTAGCAGCATCAGAAAGCATTCCAAAGATCATAATAATATTGCTCCAATAATAAATCCTTTAGCAAATGATATGCATACTACTTGATAGTCTGTTAAGTTAAACTTATCTTGAAATTTTTTGATAAGTTTCTTATCCCATTCAACTGCTTTATTAAAAGCATCTTTTGGATTAAAATTCCACATTGTTTTACTCCGTTAGTGTTCCAAATGATCTACGTATCTCACGTAGTTTCTCAAGGTTCATATCCTTGGTTCCACCATCATAAGCGTGAGCATATCCTTCAGTGATCATCTGTTCGTTTAATGAAACAGTATCCTCGTTAATATACAACCAACCAAGAAGCCTGCCATACTTCCCAGTCCCACCCACAAGTTCTGTTCTAACAGTGAGTTCATCTCCATCACCTGCAATAGTATCTTCTAATTTTTTCTTTAACCAGTTAGTAGCATCTATTCCCAATGCCTTCTCTTCTAAATTTCTTGTTCTCTTCTCTGGAGTATCAACTCCTGCAACTCTTACCCGTTCTTTCTTGAATAAATCGAATCCAAGATCGATGGTGACATCTATCGTGTCCCCGTCTAATACTCGGTTGATCTCCGTCACTCGGAAATTGTAACAACTCTTTCGACTCGGTGGAACCATCGCTCCCATAATCTCCCCACTCCATTTCTTGTAGTGAGTTATTTATCATTTCATCTATGGGAGTTCTATTCCTCTCGGACTCCCAGTTCCTTACGTCCTGAATCATCTGCCCCACGTTCAGGGGTGAGGTGACTATGTATAACGGGGTTAGGATTCCAATCATCATATTTAAATATCCAGTATATTGTAACACATACTCCTACAAGAAGTATAGCTATCATAATATTTACGCTATGAACAACTTCACTCACAGTGTTTCCGTTTTAAAGGACTTGAACAACTCCAACAACATCAGGAATCTCGTGCATTAATTTACTTTCTATACCCTGCTTCAAAGTCATGGTACTCATAGCACATGTCTCACACGCACCACCTAATTTTACTTTAACGTATCCTGTTTCGTATTCGATTTCATAAAGTTGAAGGTATCCACCATCAGCTTCAATATAAGGAATAAGTTCCTCTAATACTTTGAGTACGTTTTCTTCAGTTAGTTCTAATTTTTCTTCCATTAGATACCTTGATCTTTTTGTCGTTGAAAAAACTCCTTCAATGAAGATGATACATTAGGAGGTTCGGGATCTTCATATCCTTTCATCTTCTTCCATTTATTATGCAACGCACCCATCACCCAAGATTGAGATAAACTATGAGGACCATTCTCAAGTAGATCTAACTCATACTTACTAGAAGTATAGTTCTTGTATTCTTCTCTCCAATTGGAGTCATCGTAAGTTTTTTTCATCCTTGCCAAATCATATCGGGCATTGCTTGTTGCCCTGGTCTCATTACTAATAATAATATTCCATAACATACGAACCATATTATATTAAATAACCACGCTTGTCTAACCAAATACTTTCTCACACGCATAGCAATATTTACTTTGCCTACTGCTTTAGGATCGTATTCATTACCCGTTGCTCTAAGTATCTGTTCTATAATTACTGCAATAATTGCACCTACCACTAATGGGTAGAATACAAAATTTGCAAAAGACATTATGCCAATTAAAAAAGACATTTTTACAATTAAAGTATACTTATATTATAGCATACTTATTTATGTTTATATCTCTGAGGATTCCTTTCTAAATCTATTGACATGAAACCTATAGGTAAAAATATTACCCAACTGAATAGAGCAAGAGTATTCATATTCTGCCCTATCCATTCTATTAATGGTCTAAGCATATGCTGTTGATGCAAAGACAACTGATGCTCCTAAAGCACAACCCATGATGGTGAGTCTACTCATCCACCACATAATCTCGTGCTTATTTTTTGTTATGTTACTCATGATTAATGACCCATTGGAATGCCAGATGCCATGAGATGCGTAATCCTATCAATCTCAGATAACTCTTTTGTACAATAGTCAACAAAATGAGGATGCTCCTTTAAATAAGGGACATCCTCTTTTGAGTGTTGTATTGCTTCATATGAATCTACAGCGTACTCGCAGATTTCATAATGTTTATGTTCTGTGTCGTGATAACCGACAGTGTAATGCTTTTGTTGCGTCAGGGGCATGATTCTTTCAATCCCATACTAATGTTATTTATTATACCATATAGGTATTTTTACGCATTAATATGTGGACTCCAACACTATGTTAGTTAATCATCATCATGTGAATGTTTTAACTTTCCAGACATTTCATATGCCTCTTTATTTCCACCATGACCGTGAGCAATTCCTAGTTCATGCATCTTTGC